CTGTTCCTGACCATCCCGCGCATTCAGGTCTTGCAACTGCCGACGCAGAGCAACCCTGGCGGGATCACCGAGCTTTACCTGGAAAGCGGCACCTACGTTAAGGCGTTCACCTCGGTGATGTACGTACCGAGCGCGGTGAAAATCGCCTTCCTCTACTACATGACGCGCAAGCAGCGCATCCACCACCGGGTGCATTGGCCTGACTGCTCAGCGCAAATCCTGCGCGAGCGCTATCGCAAGCCTGACGCGCTCGCGGCCTGACGAGGGCGCAATGGCGATCCGTGGGCGCACGCCGAAGCCGACCAAGCTGCGCAAGCTTGAAGGCTTCCCAGGACACAACCCGATCAACGACAGGGAGCCGCAGCCGACCGGCCTGCTCGCCAAGCCTGACATCGTGACAGGCGAGGCGGCGCGCGAGTGGGATCGGGCCGTCGCGGCGATGCCGCCAGGGCTCTACACCTCCGCCGATGCGCCGGTCCTGGCCGTGTACTGCATCGCATGGGTTCTGTTTCGAAACGCCATCGCAACGACGGCGCGCGAAGGGATGACCGTCACCGGGCCGCAGGGCCAAAAGCAGGTGCATCCGGCGCTGGTGATCGCCGCAAAGCAGAGCGAGATCATCCTAAAGGCGGCAGATCGCCTTGGGATGTCGCCAAGCGCAAGATCGCGTCTGGTGATGGGCGACGCTCCGGAGCGAGGCGGCAAGTTCGCCGGGCTCCTAGGCGGCGCGCAGCTTCGGTTGGTAACAGCGAACGAGCCGAGCGCGTCTGCGCGTTCATAGAGCGCCTGACCGTCCCGTCAGGCATCGGCTCAGGCGAGCCGATCCGGCTTCGACCCTGGCAGCGCGCGTTCATCTTCGCCGTCTACGCGCCGCAGTATCAGGACGGCGCGCGCATGGTGCGCCGCGCGATCCTGAGCATCGGCCGCAAGAACGGGAAGACGCTGCTCGCCGCCGCGCTCGTCCTGGTTCACCTCGTCGGCCCCGAGGCTGAGCGCAACGGCGAAATCTACAGCGCCGCGAACGACCGCGAGCAGGCTGCGCAGGTGTTCAAGATGGCTCGCCAGATGGTCGAGGCTGAGCCTGAGCTTGCGATCCTGCTGCGCGTCGTGGCGTCCACCAAGACCATCGTCTGTCTCGGCAACGGCTCGTTCTATCGCGCGCTGAGCGCCGAGGTCGGCACCAAGCACGGCCTGAATCCGACGTTCTGCATTTTCGATGAACTGGCGCAGGCGCGCAGCCGCGACCTCTACGATGTCCTGGACACCTCGATGGGCGCGCGCGCCGAGCCGCTGTTCCTGGCGATCAGCACACAGAGCAACGACCCGGAGCATATCTGCTCGAAACTGATCGATGACGGCCTGAGCGGTCAGGATCCGACCACCGTCTGCCACCTCTACGCCGCGCCTGACGAATGCGACCTGATGGACGAGGCGGCATGGCGCGCGGCGAACCCGGCGCTGGGCGACTTCAGGTCGCTTGAGGAATTGGCGGTGCTGATGGCGAAGGCCAAGCGCCTGCCTGCCGAGGAACCGAAGGTCCGGAACCTCTACCTGAACCAGCGCGTGTCGCCCGTCTCGACGCTGATCGCCCGGCGCGATTGGATGGCCTGTCGCGGCGCGGCGAAGTGGGAGCCCGGCGAGGCGATCTATCTCGGCCTCGACTTGTCCGCGAAGGTCGATCTCTGCGCCTTAGTCGGTGTGTCGGCCGAGAACGGCAGCCGCGTGCAGGCGTGGTTCTGGAAGCCTGCCGACTTCCTGGAGGAACATGCGCGGCGCGACCGCGCACCCTACGAGCAGTGGGCTAAGCAGGGCTGGCTGCAAGCGCTTGCCGGGCGTTCGATCCATCCTCGCGCGGTGGCGCTGAAGCTCGCAGAGCTAGGCCAGACCTACCGCATCGTCGGCCTCGCCTACGACCGCTGGGGCGTGGCGAACCTGCTGCGCGAATTCGATGAAATCGGGCTTGAGGCGCACCAGGATGGCGAGCCCGGCGACGGGCTCAGGCTCGTTCCTTGGGGCCAGGGCTACCGCGACATGAGCCCGGCTATCGACGCGCTCGAAACAGCCATCCTGCACGGCTCGCTGATCCACGACGAGTCGCCTGTTCTCTCCTGGTGCGTCGGCAACGCTGTCGCGATCACCGACCCGGCAGGCAGCCGCAAGCTCGACAAGAGCAAGACCCGGTTTCGCATCGACGGCGCAGTGGCCCTGTCGATGGCGCTCGGCCTGCAAGCCCGCGAGCAGCAGGAAAAGCCCAAAGCCTACCAGATGCTTGTGATCTGACGGCAGGCGGCGGGCAGGACGAAGGAGTCCCGCCATGTTCAGTCGCGCTTACAGCGTCCTGGAGATCCGACAGGTTCAGGAAGACGCGCGGATCATCGAGGGTATCGCCTCGACGCCGACGCCTGATCGCATGGGCGATGTCGTCAACCCGCTCGGCGCGAAATTCGCCGTGCCGATGCCGCTGCTCTGGCAGCACGACAGCACCCAGCCCATCGGTGAGGTGACGTTCGCGAAGGCGACCAAGAGCGGCATTCCGTTCCGCGCTCAGCTAGCGCGCGTGGACGAGCCCGGCGCGCTTCAGGACCGGCTGAACGAGGCGTGGACATCGATCAAGATCGGCTTGGTGAAGGCCGTCAGCATCGGTTTTCGCGCGCTGAAATACTCGTTCATGGACGACGGCGGCATCGAGTTTTCCGAGTGGGAATGGCTCGAGTTGAGCGCCGTCACGATCCCGGCGAACGCCGACGCCACGATCACCATTATCCGCTCGCTAGACGCTCAAGCTCGGGCCGCGACAGGCCGCGAAGGGCTGGAGCCTAGCGACAGACCCGCCCCGCGCTCGGGGAATCCTCAACCCAAGCGAACGGAGGGCAAAATGCCCCGCACTAACGCCGAGCAAATCTCGGCTTTCGAGGCTACGCGTTCGGCCAAGGCCGCGCAGATGGCCTCGCTCATGGACACCGCAGGCGAGACGGGCGCGACGCTCGACGCCGAGCAGTCGGCCGAATACGACGAGCTTGAGCATGATGTGGCTGGCATCGACCAGCACCTGACGCGCCTGCGCTCGATGCAGCGGTTGATGCTCGCGGCGGCGACGCCGGTCGAGGGCGCGGACGATGCGGCGCGCGCATCGCAGGTGCGCGGCGGCCACGCCGCCGTTCCTGCGTTCGCAGCCGGGCGCAGCGTGCCGATCAAGGTGCCGCCAGGAACGGCGTTCACGCGCTACGCGATGGCGCTGATGGTCGCGAAAGGCGACCTCGGCCGGGCGGCTCACCTCGCGAAGAACGAGACGACCTGGAGCGCCACCACGCCCGAGGTGGCGCAGGTGCTAGAGGCGCAGTACGGCGGCGCTGACCTGGAGCGCATCATGCGCGCTGCGGTCGCTGCTGGCACGACGACCGACCCCGCGTGGGCCGGGCCGCTGGTGCAGTACACGATCATGGCGTCGGAGTTTGTCGAACTGCTGCGCCCGGCGACCATCGTCGGCCGCATTCCTGGTCTGCGCCGGGTGCCGTTCAACATCAAGATTCCGCGTCAGACCGCGCACAGCACGGTCGGGTGGGTCGGCGAAGGTAAGCCGAAGCCTGTCAGCGCGCTGGCCTTCGACACGCTGACGCTTCAGTGGGCGAAGGCTGCCGGGATCGTCGTGCTGACCGACGAGCTTGTGCGGTTCTCGAATCCCTCGGCCGAGGCGCTGGTGCAGGACGATCTGATCCAGACCATTGCGAGGTTCCTGGATCAGCAGTTCGTTGACCCGGCCGTCGCGGCGGTGCCGCAAGTCTCGCCTGCGTCGATCACGAACGGCGTGGCGGCGACGCCTGCGAGCGGCACCGACTACACGGCGTTCCACACCGATCTCGCGACGCTCATCAACGCGCTGACCGCTCAGAACCTCTCGACCGCGGGCGCGGTTCTTATCATGCCCGAGACGCAGGCTGCGCAGGTGGGGATGATGCTCAACCCGCTAGGCCAGCCGGTCTATCCGAACATCACCGCGCAGGGCGGATCGATCCTCGGGATTCCGGTCGTCACCTCGCAGAACCCCGGCCTGATCGACGGGGCGGCGGTGCCGCCTGCGCCTGCTAACCGCATCATCCTGGTGAAAGCCAACGAGGTGCTGTTGGCTGACGACGGGCAGGTGCTGATCGATGCGAGCCGCGAGGCGTCGCTTCAGATGGACAGCGCACCCGACGCGCCGCCGACCGCAACCACGGTGTTCATGTCGCTTTGGCAGAACAACATGGTCGGCCTGCGCGCAGAGCGCTGGATCAACTGGGCGAAGCGGCACACCGGCATCGTGCAGTGGATCAACGACTGCAATTACCACTGACCGCTCAGGGCCGGGCTGGACTCAACCTGAGTCCGCCCGGCCCCTTTGTCGGAGGATCGCGCCATGTATCACCTGAAGGCTTTGAGCCGCTTTCGCTATGCTGGCGGGCAGATAGAGATTGGCGACGAGTTCGACGCGCCGCCCGGCGACGGGCTCGCTTTCATCCTGGTCGGCATCGCAGAGGAAGCGTCGCAGCCGAAAAAGCCGACGCCCAAGAACGCGAAGCCCGAGGACGACGAGCCGCCGCCTATGCCGGGCAAGCCTGACCACGATCAGCGCTACCGCACGCGGCGGCTGAAGGCCGACGACGACTGATGCGCGTCCTAGGGCTGGAGATCACCCGCGCCAAGGCTGCGCCGCCTGACGCGCTGCGCCGCGCCGACGACGCCTTTTCGCCCATCGACGGGCGCGGCGGCGGCTGGTTTCCCATCGTGCGCGAGGGCGACACAGGCGATTGGCAGCGCAACATCGTCACGTCCGGAATCAGCGTCCTGCAATCGGTCTGGGTGTTTCGCTGCATCGGCCTGATCTCCAGCGACATCGCGAAGCTAGAGCTTCAACTGCTTCAGCAGGCAGGCGGCATCTGGGCTGCGACGACCTCGCCCGCGTTTACGCCGGTCCTGACGAAGCCGAACGCCTATCAGAACCGGATTCAGTTCATCGAAAACTGGATCATATCGAAGCTCACGCGCGGCAACGCCTACGTGCTGAAGGAGCGCGACGCG